CGTTCAATTTTGGCCAGAACCAGAAATTGACCGTGGAGCCAGATGACGAATGCGTTTGAGCCGTAAAGCTCAGTGTGTACGCGCCACCTTCAGTGAAAACAACGCGGGACGCTGGAGTGCCAAGCGTCACGCCAACGCTGCCAGCCATGATTGAAAACGTCAGCGGGTAAGCCGTATTAGACGATGCTGCGGTTACATCCGATGTAATCTCAAGGTGAGCCACGCCGTTGGCCAGCACGACCTGACGCCACTCGCCATTTTTGGACACCACTGGGTAGCCGTTAATTCGGTCCCACAGCAATACGCCATCTTCCGCCGCCGAAGCTGTCGCATCTTTAGCATCAAGTTGGTTCAAAGCCTTCCCAAGATAACGGCGCAGGTTTTCCGCCCACGCCGCTAGATCAAAAGTAATTGGCGGGACAACTCTCATCGACGCCCGCCCTGCCGCGCATCTAGCCGCATAATACCGACGCGCCAATCATCAGCAACAACACCCTCAACGCGCATACGAATTTGGCGACCTTGGAAGCGAACCGATGTTGGATTGCTCATTTCAAATGGACCGTATTCGCTTTCAGTGCCGTTGGGGTAAAACCGCGTCTTAAACGTAGCCGACACATCGCCCTGCGTCTTCTCATCAGGGATCAGCTCAACCACATTCATAATGTTCTCACCAGCGCCAATCAAGATGGGTCCAGTTTCCGCGTATGGCGTGCTTGAGCTGTAATTGTAGCCTATCTCATGCTCATACAAAACGCCCGTGTCATCAATAAATAGGGGCTGTCTAAAGACGCCACGATCCACACCAGCGGTGCGGTCCATATTGCCAGTCGTCCAAATGTTTTCAACATAATCGTAGGCAACATAGCGGTCACACTCTGTTGAGCCTTTACTTGGGTAGAACCACCAAATTTCGTTCCACGCTGAATTAACAACTGCACTTATCTTGCTTCGCTGGTCGCTGTTCATGTCGGAAAAAACGTAATCACCAACCTCACATGGAACCTCCTGAACGCGGCCACCGGAGTAAGCAAAAAACGTGCGGCGACCCATCCAGAATACGCCACTGTCAACAGACGCAGCGGCAGCGGCACCGATAAGGCCACACGACGTTCCGACACGCTCCACGCCATACACGAATGGCGGGCCTTGGTATGTCAGGCTGTGAGCGTCTTCCGTGGTTAGTATCAACGATTGGCCGCGTGTGCGCAGCCCAGCTAAGATAACGCCGTTGGTTTGCAGGTTTATGTCGCCAGCTTCGTTTGTGGCCGCTGGCGTCCAAGTAACGTTGTCTTCTCGATCTGACCACTGCAACTTGCGCGGATCACCGCCAGCCCCAAAGCAGACAACAAAACGCTCTTCTGTTACCATGAAACCCGTGCAGCTTATTGGAGCATTAGACACCTGCGCCGCAGTTGATGCAGCCAAATCCCACTCGTAAAGTTTACCGTCATCCGGCGACATGGCCAGCAGATATTCACCCCAATTATCAAGCGACCAAACGGTAGCAGGCCGCAATGTTGAAGAGTCTTGACGTGGCTCGCCATATTCCTCAAGGCCGTAGAAGCTGCCGCCGTAACCAGTATTTACGTCTGCGCTGACGCGGCCAGCCGTGAGGCCAGCCGGGGTGATGTCATTCGTCGTGCCGCCAGCCGTGATGGCGTACAGCTTATTGTACGTTCCCGCCGCGACGTAACGGTCTCCAGTATTATCCTCCCAAGCCATCATGGATCGGGCGGTGCCGCTGATGTCAACTGAACCACGTTGACGCCAGCCGCCGACAGGACGCAAAGCATCCTCATGCCAGCGGACAAGGTTAATGTCCCGCCAGCGGCCCTGAGACATAAGATCAGTGCCGTTGCGATACTGACCTGCTGGGATTTTAAGCGGGATTAGTGGCATATACCATCTCCCCTATTAAGGTTTCGTGGGCCAGTCATCATCTGCTAGGTTAGGCCAATTAGCATGATCTGTAATGTCACGAAGAGCCTGACGATATGTTGTCATAACCGCATCCATCGTTACATCAGTCAACGCAAAGTAATCAGTCTCAGTTAGCTTTGCATCACGATCCTTGCGAACCTCTTTAGCTTTAGCTGCTGTGGCATCTGCGATCTGGTCTGCTGTGAGGGCGACTACAGTCTTAGTTAGCTTCCACTCACCACCAACCAGCGAAGGAACACTGCTGTGCTGTAGGCGGTGCGTCAGTGGATCGTATGCAGGTGCCGCCTCATAACCTACAGGATACATCCCGTAAGAGGCCATCGTTGCCTCACGGATCGTCTTCGTGAAGCTGGTCTTTGGGCTGTCACGGCGTAGATCACCCACTGTGTATGGGTATTGGTCCACTGAACCGCTTGTGATTTTAACGAACATTGTAAGTCTCCTATCTGTTCGGTTGAGTTATTCTGGGACGCCGAGGGAGTAAGTGAAAACTCTGTCTTTTTGAGTGCCAACTATAAACATCTTAGTTCCATCATCTTTAAACGATAGCCCATGTGGAAGTCCCTCTCCTCGATCAGAAACGCTGAAGTTCTGAACAAAAGAAGCGGTAGAAATATCCCAAGCGGTGCTGAGATCGTATCCGTTTACCTCGTCGCCAGCACCTCCAATAATATACATCTTAGTGCCGTCAAACTTAAAAAATAAATCAAGTGGGTATCCTTCCTGAGCATTTACACTAAAGTTCTGAAGGTAAGAAGCAGTGGAAACGTCCCAAGCGGTACTGAGATCGTACTCATTTACATCGTCACCAGAAGCACCACAAATGTACATCTTAGTTCCATCGCCTTTAAACGATAGCCCTTGTGGAGTTAAATCTTGACCACCAACATAAAAGCTCTGAGAAACAGTTGCGGTACTAATATCCCAAGCGGTACTAAGGTTGTACTCGTGTACTCTATCCGAAGACGTACCAATCAGATACATTTTAGTTCCATCAGGCTTGAAGAATACCCCAGTTGCGTTGGAGTCTTGAGAAGTAATACTTAAAAACTGAACAGAGGAAGCCGTAGAAGTATCCCAAGGTGTACTCAGGCTGTAATCATTAACTTTTCCAGTTAGACCATAACCAACCCCAACAATATACATCTTAGTGCCGTCAGGTTTAAACGTAACCCCAGTTGGAGTAGGTTCTTGTGCATTAACACTGAACCCGCCGAGGTTGTATTGATATACTCTGTCAGTTCCGTAGTCAGTAATATAGAAACCAGCGCCGTCAGGATTAAAAAACAAACCTGTTGGTGAACCAACAATAGCCGTTGTGACAAAGTTTTTAGAATAAGATGCAGTTGAAACGTCCCAAGCGGTACTTAAATCGTATTCTACAACACCCTCATAAGTTCCAGAAAGCTGCGCAATATACATCTTAGTTCCATCAGCCTTAAAAGATAACCCTTGAGGTGTTGTGCTGTAAGGAGCAAGACTAAAGAGTTGTAAGAAGACAGCAGTAGAAACATCCCAAGCAGTGCTTAAATCATACTCGTTTACGTCATCACCAGAAGAACCAGTGACATACATCTTAGTGCCGTCTGGCTTAAAGAAAACAGCCTGTGGATTTGTCTCTTGAGGATTAACACTAAAGCTCTGAAGGAAAGACGCAGTGGAGATATTCCAAGCAGTGCTTAAATCATATTCATGAATTGAATCAGCATTATTACCAACAATATACATTTTAGTGCCATCTGGCTTGAAAAACAAGTTAGTTGGGATTAAATCTTGAGCGGATACAGAGAAGGTACGGACAAAAGACTCCGACGAAACTAGCCAAGCCGTGCTTAGACTGTATTCATGTACTGCATCTCCACTAGAACCAACGATATACATCTTTAAGCCATCAGGTTTAAAGAAAACACCTGTTGCGGCAGGCTCTACCAACACCCTCATTTGGGTCTTATACTGAGAGCTAGAAACATCCCAAAGCAACGGATCATCATAATAAGCATACGACAAGTCCCATGCACCCTCTGGCGCACCACCAACACCAGCAGCAGCTTGCAACATCTTTTTCTTAGTCGCCATATCTATAGCTCCTTATACTGGTGTTGCGATTGCTTGACCTGCCGTAAAGCCATACCATGTTGTTCCACCGTCACGGGTAGCAAACACAAACACATCTATCGCAGACGCAGCGTCAGTTAGCGTTGGCGCTGTTGCATCAGGGAAGTCAACAGACGCAGGCCATGTAACTGTATAACCAGAGGCAGATGCGTCTTGGATGATCTCGACAGACATCGTGTAGGCTGTGCCAGTAGCAGGTGGGTTGCTAAATGTGAACGTGGTGTTCTCCGTTAGCGTGTGGCTGAACGTGTTGCCAGCCTCACAGTCTACTGTAGTAGCGTTTGTGGTTGATGTTACTGCGACATAAGTCTCGTTGTAGCTTTTAGCCTTTAACTCTTCCGAGAGTAACACATCGCCGTTCGCATCAGCCGTGACAGCCTTACTTGCCTCAGACGTGCCGAGCGTTGTGATGTTGCTATAGTTTATCTCAACGCTAGTGACGCCGCCTAAGAGCGTGTCTAAGCTGTCCCAGTTGCCGTTAATATAGCCGCCCCAAGCGTCTTCGTCGCCGCCTACGGTTGGCTTATTCCAAGAATAATTTGTCGTTGTCGTAGGCATTACGCGGCCCTCTCTAAATAATCCGCCTCAGTCCATGTATTACTTGGATCTGGCGATTCTGTCCATGTTGTCGTAGGTTCGTCTGCGTCAAGCCACTTATACCGCGCCGAGACGCTGGTCGATATAGCAATCGCAGACGTTCCAGAAAACAATCTGACCCTGTTATACTCTATATTTGTGGAAATTGAAACAGCCGCATTTGCACGGCCAACGACGTCAATTACGGCGTTCGCAGTGAATACAAATGCAATGTTTGGCGAAACGCCTGACTGACGTATTGCCTGCGCACTTACGCTGGCCGTAACACCGATGGCGGCAGTAGCGCTGCCCTCTTCGATGCTGATGTTTTTGCCGTAAATATACGACCCGTAGGTGTTTAAGCCGTAGCCGGGGCGGTAGCCGGGTATAACCTCGTAAGTAATCGCGGACACATTTGCGATACCGCCAAGGCTTACAGACGCCGAAGCATCCTTAACTATAACATAGCTCACGTCAGATGACGTTAAAGCAATACTGGCTGACGCAGACGAGTCAACAACCTTTACAGCACTCGCAGACGCGGCAAAGCCTATGGACGCACTAGCCGCAGCTTGTGTCGTCTCAGGCTCACCGTATAGGCCACTGGCGTAATCGCCAGAGCCGTATGTCGAGCGCAAAGCCATTAGCTGGCCGTAATGTCTAGGTCACCAGTTGGGATGCGGAACACATCGCCATCGTTGATAGCTTTAGCAGTATCAAGC